CCGCAGCGACATCTACAACTGGTTCTCCGACAATCACCGTATCTGGCGGGTATAGGGTTTATAACTGGACGGGTTCCGGCTCGATAACTTTCTAATGGCGCACTTTGCAAAAATTGAAAACGGTCTGGTAACGCAGGTTATTGTTGTCGGTAACGCTGACACGGCAAACGCTGAAGGCGTTGAGCTTGAGCATATCGGCGCGGCGTTCTGTGAGCGTTTGCTTGGCGGTGATTGGAAACAGACTAGCTACAACGGCAAGATGCGTAAGAACTACGCCGGGATTGGCTACACCTTTGACGCAGCGCGTGACGCGTTTATTGCTCCGCAACCGTTTCCGTCTTGGGTTTTGAACGAACAGACTTGCCAGTGGGAAGCGCCTGTGCCTATGCCTACAGACGGAAAAAGATATAATTGGGACGAAGCAACCCTAAATTGGATTGAAAATAACTAAACCTTACCAGTGAGGTTCACTGGGGATTCCAAGGAATCAAGCCATGTCTGACGAAGTAATAGCGGAAGTACCCGCGCCGGAACAGGTTGCTACGGCAGCGCCTGCGCCTGAGATAGTAGCGCCGGAAGCAGCGCCCGAAGGTGAACCGAAAGAGATTCCGAAACTATTTAGCCAGGATGATCTGGATGCCGCCATCGGCAAACGACTTGCAAGAGAGCAGCGAAAGTGGGAACGCGAAGCACGGCAGGCCGAAGCACCAAAGCCCGTCCCTGTAGAGCATGTTAAGCCGGAACAGTTTACGACGACTGAGGAATACGTTGAGGCATTGACGACTTCCAAAGCAGCGCAGATTGTCCAGCAGCAACAATACGCGAAACAGCAACAGGAGTTGCTTGGTAACTATCACGAGAAGGAAGAAGATGCGCGAGGCAAATACGAGGACTTTGAACAAGTCGCGTATAACCCCAAGCTACCGATTACCAACGTGATGGCCCAAACCATTCAAGCCTCGGATAACGGCCCGGATATTGCATATTATCTCGGCGCAAACCCCAAGGAAGCTGACCGCATATCCCGCCTTGAACCGTTCTTGCAGGCCAAAGAGATAGGAAGATTGGAAGCGAAGGTTGCTTCCGAACCCGTTACAAAACGCACATCCAGCGCACCTGCGCCGATTTCACCTGTTACTGCTCGCGGAAATCATTCCGGCAATTTTGATACCACAGACCCAAGGTCAATTAAAAGCATGACCACAACCCAGTGGATTGAAGCTGATAGAGCTAGACAAGTGAAAAAGCAGGAAGCAAGGAACCGCTAACTACTTTTAGGAGTTTTTCATGGCTAATAGCCTGCTTACCATTGATATGATTACCCGGAAATCTCTGGAAATTCTGGAGAACAACCTGGTAATTTCCCGCAATTGCAACAAAGAATACGACGACAGCTTCGCCGTCGAAGGTGCCAAGATTGGTTCGACCCTGCGGATTCGTCTGCCGGATCGCGCGCTGGTGACGGACGGCGCCGCCCTGCAAGTTCAGGACGACAACGAGCAATACACCACGCTGACGGTTTCCAGCCAAAAGCACATTGGCATTAACTTTACCTCTGCCGAACTGACGATGCAGTTGGACGACTTCGCGGAACGTGTTCTCAAACCGCGTATCAGCCAATTGGCGTCCAGTGTGGATGCTGACGTTGCCAACGCCTACAAGTCTATTTACGCTACGGTTGGCACTCCGGGCACCACGCCGGCTACCGCGCTCGTTCTGCTGCAAGCGCAACAGAAGCTGAACGAATCGGCTACGCCTATGTCGCCGCGCTACGCAACCGTAAATCCTGCCGCTAACGCTGGCCTGGTAAACGGCATGACGGGATTCTTTAACCCAACGGGCACGATCTCCCGCCAGTTCAAGACAGGCATGATGGGTGAGGGTGTTCTCGGCTACGACGAAATGAATATGTCGCAGTCGATTGTTAACCACACCGTCGGTAGCCTTCCGGTTGCGCCCATCTGCGCGTCTACCGTTCCTGCCGTTCAAGGTGCAGCGACGCTGGACATTACGTACACCAGCGGCACCAAGACCATCAAGCAAGGCGATGTGTTTACCATTGCGGGCGTGAACGCGGTCAACCCGCAGACGCGTCTTAGCACGGGTAGCTTGCAACAGTTTGTCGTGACTGCTGACCAGACCCTGACCAGCACCTCGGCTACCATTGCGTTCTCGCCGCCGATGTATACCGCGACCAATGCGTTGGCTACGGTTGACGCGTTTCCGGCGGCTTCGGCTGCGCTGGTGTTTGTGGGAACCGCGTCTACCACCTACCCGCAAAACTTGGTTTACCACAAGAACGCGATTACGCTGGCTACGGCTGACCTCTTGCTTCCGCAGGGTGTCGATATGGCTTCACGCCAAGTGCATAACGGTATCTCGATGCGTATCGTGCGTCAGTACGATATCAACAACGACCGTATGCCTTGCCGTGTTGACGTGCTGTATGGCTATTCAGTCATTCGCGCGCCGATGGCCTGCCGTATCTGGGGTTGATAAAACCGCCCTCGCATAACGCGGGGGCATCTTAATTTTTAGGAGAAACAATCATGGCACTTCCCTCAGTTGGTGGCGGCTATCAATACACCGATGGCAACCAAAGCGAACCAGTAATGGAAACTCAAGCGGCGCCCGGAACGGCAACCGCAACGGCAACGCTGACTGTTGCTCAACTCACCGGCGGTCTTTTGGTGTGCGATCCGACAGCTTCCGCAGCGTCTTACACGATGCCTACTGCGGCGGCAATCGATGCGGTAATGACCAACCTTAAAACCAACAGTTGTTTTCTGTTAAACGTGGTTAACCTTGGCACTTCGTCTGGCGTTCTTACGTTTGTTGTTGGCACGGGCATTACTTCGGTTGGTAACCTTTTGGTTGCTATCACCGGCAGTGCGGCTGGCGTTGGTGGCGCGGCACAGTTCTTGTTCCGCAAAACCGGCACGGCAGCGTATTCGGTGTATCGGATAGCTTAAGTAACAACACCTCGCGGTGTAATAGCCGCGAGGTGGTTTTTAAGGAATATCATGGTCATTTACATGCGGCACCCCGTTCACGGTAACAAGGTCGCTATTGCAGAGGCCGAAGCGGTATACGATGAAACGAACGGTTGGGAACGCTACGACGTTGGCGCGCTGTTGCGCCCTTCGCCGCCCGAATCGGTAAACGAATTGGCAAAACCTCGCGGCAGGCCGCGTAAGGAGCTTGCGGCATGACGACCACGGCTGGCGATCAGATCAATGGCGCGTTGCGGCTAATTGGTCAATTGGCCGAAGGCGAAACGCCATCTGCGGCGACTTCGCAAGACGCTTTGACCGCAATGAACCAGATGCTGGATAGCTGGTCATCTGAGCGTTTGGCTGTGTTCTCGACGCAAGACCAAGTGTTTACTTGGACGCAAAATCTTAGCTCACGAACGCTTGGGCCTACTGGCGATTTTGTAGGCAACCGTCCGGTGTTGGTTGACGATTCAACTTATTTTGTTGACGTTAGCAACGGCATCAGTTTTGGCATCAAGCTGATAAACCAACAGCAATACAACGGCATTGCAGTAAAAACAGTGACTAGCACTTACCCGCAAGTCATGTTTGTAGATATGACAATGCCGGACATAGAAATGACAATCTACCCGGTGCCAACTACGGCGTTGGAATGGCACATTATTAGCGTTAACGAGTTGGCCGAACCGGCTACGCTGATAACGGAGCTAGTCATTCCTCCCGGCTATCTTCGGGCGTTTCGGTTTAACCTGGCGGCAGAGATTGCTGCTGAGTTTGGCGTTGAGCCACCGCCCCAAGTGCAACGGATTGCAATGAGTAGCAAGCGCAACATCAAGCGGATCAATAACCCCGACGATGTGATGAGCTTGCCGTATAGCATTGTAGCAACTCGCCAACGGTTCAATATCTATAGCGGCAATTACTAAGTGAAGTCGCCCATCTTAGGCGGTAGCTACGTAGCCCGGTCGGTCAACGCCGCCAATAACCGCATGGTCAACTTGTTTCCCGAAGTGGTGCCGGAGGGCAGCGGGGGGAAAGAGGCGGGCTTTCTGATGCGGTGCCCAGGCTTGCGTCTGATTACGACCGTGGGCGCCGGGCCGATCCGTGGGCTGTGGGTGACTAACGGCGTAGCCTACCTAGTGTCCGACGATAAGTTCTACAGCCTGACTACCAATTACGTTGCCACCCTACTCGGCACCGTAACCGGCAGCGGTCCGGTTAGCATGGCAGACAATGGCACGCAGATATTCATTGCCTGTAACCCGTTTAGTTACATCTACAACATATCCACGGCGGTGTTTGCCCAAATTACGGACGATGACTTCCCCGGCGCTGGCTCGGTTGGCTATCTAGACGGTTACTTTGTATTCAACGAGCCAAACTCGCAAAAGTTTTGGGTGACTAGTCTGCTGGACGGCACAGCAATCGACCCGTTAGATTTTGCCAGCGCGGAAGGCTATCCTGACGATGTGATAGCTTTGATCGTAGACCACCGCGAGGTGTTCTTGTTTGGTAACACTAGCGTTGAGGTTTGGTATGACGCTGGAACGCCGGACTTCCCGTTAGCGCGGATTCAAGGCGCGTTTATGGAGGTCGGTTGTGAAGCTGCATATTCGGTAGCCAAGCTAGACAACAGCGTGTTTTGGTTGGGTTCGGATGCTAGGGGTCGTGGCATCGTCTACCGCGCCAACGGCTACACGCCCGCGCGGATATCGACCAACGCTGTCGAATATATCATCCAAAGCTACGGCAACATTACCGATGCAATTGGCTACACTTACCAGCAAGACGGCCACCCGTTCTACGTGCTGATATTCCCGTCTGCCGGGGCTACATGGGTTTACGACGTGTCCACGCAATTGTGGCATGAGCGCGCCGCTTTTGAAAACGGGCAATTTACTCGTCACCGCAGCAATTGCCAAATGTCGTTTAACAACGAGATTGTGGTGGGCGACTACGAGGACGGGCGTATCTATGCCTTTGACCTTGACGTTTACGCTGACGACGACCAGACACAGAAGTGGTTGCGGTCGTGGCGCGCATTGCCCGCCGGTCAAAATAACCTCAAGCGCAGCGCGCACCACAGCTTGCAGCTTGACGCTGAAACGGGCGTTGGGCTTGCCCAAACACCGGGCATGGAGTCTAAATATTTATTGACCGAAGCCGGGCTATACCTTACGACTGAAGCTGACGCCTATTTAGTTACCGAAGAACTTCTTGCGACAGCCGGTTACGACCCCCAGGTTATGCTGCGCTGGTCGGACGACGCGGGGCATACGTGGTCAAACGAACACTGGAACTCAATGGGCCGGATTGGGGTTTACGGTTTTCGCACCATCTGGCGCCGGCTCGGCATGACGGAGAAAATCCGCGACCGGGTGTATGAAGTGTCCGGCACCGATCCGGTCAAAATTGCCATTGTAGGTGCTGAACTGTTCGTCACTCCAACGAGTAGCTAGTGGCCGAACTTAACATCACCAATATCCCCGCGCCTCGGGTGCCGTTCGTTGACGAACGCACCGGCCTAATGGCGCGGGAATGGTATCGGTTCTTTCTTAATATGTTTGTCTTGACCGGCAGCGGCAGCAACCCGACCACGCTGGACGAGCTGCAACTTGGGCCACCTAGTCAACCCATCAGCAACGCCGGCAGCGGCACGGTTACTAACCTCTCGGTAGTATCGGCTAACGGTTTTGCCGGCACGGTAGCAACCCCAACAACCACCCCCGCGATCACGCTCTCGACAACCATTACCGGCGTGCTTAAGGGTGACGGCACGGCGATGTCTGCGGCGGTTGCCAATGTTGACTATGTTCCGCTGTCTACCGTCCTGACCAAAACGGCTGACTACACGATCACGGGGACGGACACCTGGATTATCAACAACAAGACAGGTTCGACGTTTACGTTGACCTTTCCCCTTGCGTCAGCTTGGACTGGCCGGTATATCTCGGTCAAAAACATGCAAGCGCAAACAGTGGTGTCGGCAACCAGCAATGTGGTGCCTATCGACAGCACAACCGCAGGGACAGCTATTCTTTTGGCTGTTGTGGGAAACTGGGCTACTCTGGTGTCAGACGGCACTAATTGGGTCATTATGCAGACCGCGCCCAATAACATCCTACTTTTGGAATAGGCCATGACTGTTACCGTAAAAGTGCTGATACCAGCCAAAACCGCCGAATCCGCGCAAACCACGCAATATACGGCGTCCAACGTCACCACAATTATTGACAAGTTTACCGCGACTAACTTTAGCGCCAGCCCGGCGACCTTGAGCGTCAATCTGGTCACTTCGGGCGACACGTCGGGCAACCAGAACCTGATTACCAAGACCAAGACGCTATCCGCTGCGGAGGTATATACTTTCCCCGAGATTGTCGGTCAGGTGCTGGTGACGGGCGGGTTTATCTCGACCATTGCCGGAACGGCTACGGCGATCAACATTCGCGCTTCAGGGCGGGAGGTTAGCTAGTGGACGCGGTTACAGTTCTTGCGCCGGAACGCGTAAAGCGTTTGGAAACCGAGTTATTAAAACTGCCGCAAGCAAGTATTGTGACTGAACATATTTTTAACCCCGGCGTATACGAACGAAAAATTACCATTCCTCCGTGGACAATCTTAACCGGCGCGGAGCATAAGACCGCTTATCGCGTGCGGGTAGAGAAAGGCACAATTGCGGTTACGACTGACGCGGGGGTAAAGGTTGTAACGGCGCCGGTGGAATTCGACGCGCCAGCAGGCGCGCAACGGGCCGGACGAGTATTTGACGACGAGGTTGTGTGGGTAGATATATACGATAACCCCGATAACTGCACCGATATCCCCGCATTGGAATCGCGGCTATACGTAGTGCCCGATATTGGTTTGGCAAATAGCCGAACCGCAGTTCAAAAAGCCCGGGTAGATTACGGCGCGTTTTTGTTTCAGATGGGCATGAATCAAAACGATATGGACGCGATAGTTAAAATTGAAACCGACGTTATAGATATGCCGAAGGATTACGCGGTAGAGTTAAAAGAATCGCCAATTCACGGTAAAGGTTTATTTGCGCAACAAGTTTTTCAAGTTGGCGAAGTAGTCTGCCCCGGCAGGGTAAAAGGTTGTAGGACGCCCGGCGGTCGGTTTATCAACCATGCTTACGAGGCTAACATTAAACCGATTATGGTGGGTGACGACATATACGCCGTAGCAACACGCGAAATACAGCCCGGCGAAGAATTACTTGTGGATTACCGCGCGTCGATGCGCGTCAATTTTGGTTTTGCATTACCAGGAGAATTAGTATGAGTGGATGGGTTGCAGGAGCCGTAGCAGTCGGCAGTGTAGCCGGGGGATATTTTGCCAATAAAGCTGCCGAAAATGCCGCAGATAAGTCGGCTGAAGCGTCTGCCGCCGCCGTTGCTGAGCAGCGCCGGCAATACGACACAAGCCGCGCCGATTATGCGCCGTATCTTGCGGCTGGCACTACGGCAGTCAATCGGTTGGGGGCGGGTGTAAAGGCTGACGGTGAATTCGGCTCAACCATGCCGTTTGATTTTCGATACGACGCAAACGCTGATCCAGGCACTGCGTTCCGTATGTCGGAAGGCGTAAAGGCACTCGACCGTAGCGCAGCTAGCCGTGGCGGTCTGTTGTCTGGCGCAACGCTTAGAGGCGTAGAACGCTACGCACAAGACTTGGGTAGCCAAGAATTCCAAAACGCGTTTAACCGCTACACAACCGGCTTCAACGCCAACACGGGCGAGCGTAACCAGCTTTTCAACCGCCTGTCGGGTGTAGCCGGGACAGGTCAAACGGCGGTTAGGGACGTTACAACGCAGGGCGCAACTACAGCCGGTAACATCGGCAACGCCTACATGACCAACGCCGCTAACCAAGGCAACGCGGGGATGGCCGGCGCGGCGATGCGTAACTCGGCGTTTAGCGGCGGCGCAAATGCGCTAGGCCGGCTGTATGGTAATTACGGGCGATCACCATACGGTGCAGGCCAACAGTTAAGCAATCAATACGGATACGGAAACGTATACGGCGCGGGGGGTGGAGGCTACGATACGGGCATAGAGCAAGGCGTAGAAGGCAACTTTTAACCGTGCTAACGCCAAAACATACCAACAGGACAAATCATGGCTGAACTTAATTTTGGACTATTGACCCCGCCCGGCTCGCAGTCTATTGGCAATGCGTTTACGCAGGGTATGGATCAAGCGGCGGCGGCTAGGGCGCAAGAGAATCAGAACGCAATGGCTCAATACACCTTGGGCAAAGCAAAGCGGGAAGATGCCCAACAAAACGAGCTATACAACGCAGTGCGTCAACCAGGTTTTAAATTAGATATCGGCACAGCTATGCGGTTTGGCGCGCCGGGGTTAGCCGCGTTCAAAGCGCAAGAAGAAGCAACAACGCGCGGTGTAGATTTTCAAATTAAACAAGAAACATTGCGGGGGCTACCAAATAAGAGATTGCTTGATGAAAGCAATCTTATAGATAAATCATTATCTCGGTATCAAGGCCAAGTGGCAACGGTACAAGCGGCGCCCGCCGTGGAAGCGTATGTGCGGCGAACATACGCCGATCCGGTGTTAAACCCATACCTTACTAAAATTAAATCAGAAGATGAAGCAGTTGCAGAAAACGTAGCCCAATTTAACGCTAACCCCGATAAGTGGCGGGCAACGCACACTAACGTACACGGGTTACAAATCTTGCAAGCTACTATGCCTAAGCCGCAAGTGGCGGGCAGTAGTATTGTTAATATGAACCCTGTGGCGGGTCCAGTTGGCGCACCGATAGCTGGCGCGCCGCCAGTAGCTAACCTAGCAACAAATTTGTTAATTCCTGGCCCGAACAATACGATGGTTCCTAACCAACCGCTTATTGATGTACAGACGGGATTGAGAAAGGCAGGGGCGCCAAACGTCAACGTCAAGCTGCCTCCGGTTGAAGGCGAGTACGGC